TCCCAAGGAATCATGTTTTCGAGCTCTGTTAATGAGTATTTATGGTGTTGCATCAAGGCAAAGTTTAATTTATAGTATGACTCAAGATCTGTATGAGCCATACTTAACTGAAAAAACTTGCTAATCCCTCCAATACGACTTTATTTTCAACACCAGTCTTAGGATTCTTTACCTTAACTGTATGAGAAAGTTTAGGCATTGTTGTAAAGAATTTCTCTACATCCTTAAATTGTTTTGTATTCAACTGTTCAATAAATTCTGATAATTCTTTCTTAGTAGAATCGGTAGAACTCCAACTTTCTTCTTCATTGTATATCATATCAATACAAGAAGTAATCATATCTAATGACTGAGAAACTTCACTTCTACTAGTATCAGATGCATCAAAATTATTTTCAATGAACTCATTCATAGATGGATATTTTAATTTCATTGAAAGATTATCATCAAGTTTGACAATATTTGTATGATTTTTATCTTTCTTAACTTTGATAGAATCAATATCAATTTCCATCTGAACTTGTGTCTCTCCATCATCAGGACACGTCACATTCACTTCTACTGTCTCACCGACTGATTTAGAACGTACATTCAAAAACAAATATTCAATATCAAAAGTAGAAAGTTTTTCAACCTTAATACCTCTGGTGAGAATACAATTATTCAATATATCAATAATGGCAGAAGTAATCTGCTTCATATCATCAGACTCCATTGCCATGACTAATATCTTTTCTTCTCTTACTAAAAAAGGACGATATTTAATCTTCTTTGCAGTAGAAGGTAATACCAACTCAAATGTCGGTGTATTAATTTTTGGTAAAGGCATAATAAGCTAATAACAAGTCGTATATGTATATAGCATCAAAAATCAAACTTAATAGGACTACCATCATAAATTATCCAATTATCATCATTCTGTTTTTCCTCACTTGGGGTCTGATTACTATCAGATGCTTGTTGTCCACCACCAGTCGCACTACCATTACCATATTGCTGATTTAATTCTTCATAATTACCAGGATCAAATTGATAAAACTGATCTGAATCAGGAGGAAGATTTTGCATTTCTGCAACTTCGCTAGCTGATGGTGACCAGGAATCAGTTTGAGCAGTTTGAGAAGGATCTGTACCACGATTAAATAAACTCTGTGCGTATCTACTATACCTAGTATCAAGGAATGTACGTGGTATATCATCAAATTCACTTAAATTAGGAGAAGTAATATAACTTCCTCTAGGATTCACAATATAACGATCATAATTGAAAGTAACACTAACTTTTAATAATTCAGCATCTCCATATGCTACTGGAATAGTAGTCATAGTCTTAGGAAAAGCATTAATAAATTGATAATCTATCTGAGATGTAATATCTTTCTCAAACTTAGATATAAACATTGTCTGAACTTTATAATCATCTGGATATCTGTATCTCTTATAATAATTTTCACGCAACTCATTAACTTGACTATGAGAACCACTTGAAATAAAATCCATCCAACCTTCAAAAATTCTTAGGTTAGTATAATCAGTATCAATATAAAAAGTAAAATCAATATCAGTATATAAACGAGTATGTGCGAACTCCTGAGGTATGCCCATAAAATTATCTTTCACTTCACCAGTTGCATATGATGTAGTTGGTAATACTGCCTCAGAACAGAGAAGACCACTCTTTCTTGATAGAAAATCACCTGGATTGTTTATTCCAAGATATCCACCCAAATATTGTAATATTTCAGGTTTTAATGCAGAAAAACTTACAAGATACTGATTGGATTGTGAAATCTTACCAACCAGATCTTGTACCTGATTCATTGTAATTCTTTGTACAAGCCTATTCGACACTCTAAATACCTTATAAGATTCTTTTATTATTTCTATTTAGATGGCTTATAAAGGAAAATTCAGACCAAGTATTCCTAAAAAGTATAGAGGCGATTATACAAATATCATATATCGTTCTTTATGGGAACTAAAATTTATGAAATATTGTGATAGTAATCCTAATATTCTTGAATGGGGAAGTGAAGAAGTCATAGTTCCATATCGTTCACCTATTGATAATAGATACCATAGATATTTTCCAGATTTTTATATTAAAGTCAGAGAAAGTACAGGAACAATTAAAAGAATGATAATCGAAATAAAACCTCAAAAACAATGTATAGAACCAAAAGTTCAAAAAAGAAAAACAAGATCATATGTATATCAAGTCTGTGAATATGCCAAGAACCAAGCAAAATGGGAAGCAGCAAAAGAATTCTGTGAAGATAGACAGTGGGAATTC